CAGACATTCGTGGCTTGGCCGGCTTCACGCCTACCGAGCAGTACGGGTCTATGAAAGCTCTGCCTTACGAGATCGGCAAGGTTGAGGATGTTCGATACATCCTGACGCCTGTTCTGACCTCAATCGCAAATGCTGGCGGTGCTAAAGGCTCTATGGTTTCAACAGGCGGTACATCTGCTGATGTTTACCCTGTTGTGTACTGCGCTAAAGACGCTTACGGCCACGTTGCTCTGAAGGGTGCAGAGGCTATGTCTCCTAGCATCATCAACCCCGGTCAGCTCGACAAGTCTGATCCTCTGGGTCAGAAGGGCATGGTTGGATGGAAGACTTACCACAAGGCTTTCATTGCTAACCAGTCTTGGTTGTGCCGGCTTGAGTGTGGCGCTACTGCGCTCTAAGCAGTAACCAGCAAAACCTACAGGGGGCTTCGGCCCCCTTTTTATTTTAAGCCGCCTACGGGCCGCAGGAGAACAGTATGTCTGAAGTCAATCTATACAACCTAAGTCTCGAGGAGCTTAAAGAGCAGGCCAGAATCCTGGGCATTGTTATCAAAGGCAACCCCAGCGCTGACACGCTTAGAGAGCGCATCCGCAAAGCAGTCGTAGTTGAACCTGCTGCTGATGCACAGCCAGAGGTTGAAGAGCCAGATCGCAAAAGCGGGTGGCCTACGATTGTTATCGCTGAAGATGAGAATGACCAACAGCCGGTTTTCGTTGGCGTCAACGGCAAGAATTATTGGATTCGCCGGGGAGAGCCAGTCGCTGTACCGCCAGAGGTGGTCAACGCTTTAAGCGATGCCAAGCAAGTTGTATGGAACGGCAAGGACGGGGTGAGCAAAAGCATCCCGAGTTACCCATTTCGCATAGAGAGCTAGTATGAACTTTTTGGATCTTTGCCAACGATTAGTGCAAGAGACAGGCATTGCCGATGATGGCCCTGCTACAGTGGCCGGCCAAACTGGTGACATGGGCAGAATTGTCAATTGGATAAACGATGCGTGGTTAAAGATCCAATCTATTCGAGGTGACTGGAATTGGGCTTGGAGCACGGGATCATCAACTCTTAGCGCAGCCAGTTACACAGTAGCACTACCATCAACGGTAGAGACAATTAAGCGGGTATCAGTAGGGCAGGGGTTCTTGCAGTCCGAGGATTACAACAAATTCGCGGATGCCTATCGAGTAATTCAATCTGGATCCCCCTCTGTTTGGTCTATACGGCCTGATGGAGTGTTGGTGTTTAACGCCAAGCCTACCGAAAACCTCACAGTCACATATGAGTCATATGCCGTCCCATCAAAATTGGTGGCGACCACGGACGCTCCGGCATTACCCGAGCGATACCATATGCTTATCGTTTACGAAGCACTGCGCTGTTACGCGCAATTTGACGAAGCGCCAGAGCTGGAAAAACGCGCATTTCTATATTACGAGGACATGTTGGCTGACCTAGACAGGGATCAGCTTGCTCGCATAGTCGCCCCAGAGTCTCTGGTATGAGCATAGAGCTCGAGTATTTCCCAGCGGTAGGTGGCCTCAACCAAGAGGCTCCGCCGCTGTCACTGGCTCCCGGTGAGCTTGTAGACGTTGCTAACTACGAATGTCTAGCTAATGGCGGCTATCGACGCATTGCTGGCTACATCCTGTTTGATGGGAAGTCTACTGCCACGCAATCGGTTCCCGGCACTGGGCCAGTTAAAGGCGTCCATATATATCAGGGCAATGTTTACGCTATCCGCGAAGACGGCACGAACGCCCGAATGTATAAGGCGACATCCTCGGGCTGGGCTGAGGTCAACAATGCTAAAACGTGGTCGCAGAACGGCACGTTTAGATTTGCGAATTACAACTTCCAAGGGCAAGACGCCCAAGAGCGAATGTACATTGTTAATGGCGTCGACAAGGCTACGGAGTTTAATGGCACCGCGTTTACGCTAATTTCGACCGGGGCAACTTCAGATAACCCCTCTTCGGTTGTGGGCTATAAAAAGCATTTAGTGCTAGCCATTCAGTCATCTCTACATATATCGGAGATCGGCAACCCAAACGGCTATAACACCTCCGGTGGCGCAGCAGAGATCGCTGTCGGCGACACGATTACTAACCTCAAGGAACACGCCAGTGCATTGATCGTTGGCTGTGAGGACTCCAGTAAGACGCTGTACGGATCTTCTGCTGCTGATTGGCAGCTGGACGAGCTTAACAAGGCGGGGACATACCCAGGGACAATGGAGTCGATTGCCGGCCAGGTTGTTGGTCTGGATCGGCAGGGCTTGATGAGCTTGGCCGCGGCTCAGCAGTACGGAAACTTTGCATATGCCTCACTGTCTGGAAAGGTTAAAACTTTAATTAAAGAGTTTTCCAGCAGTAGCGTTTCAGTGCTTAACAGGGCTAACGGCCAGTACAGATTATTTAACGGTAAAGACGGCTTGTATTTTTCCTTTAACGGCCCTGACCTGATCGGCGTCACCAAAACTAGATTCCCGCAGGAAGTGAAGTGCGCGGCATCTGCAATTGACGAGACCGAATCGGAGATTAGTTTTTTTGGGGCCGATGACGGGAACGTCTACAAAATGGACTCTGGGTTTAGATTCGGCACAACCAGCATCTACGCTTTTCTCCTGACCAACTTTACGGCCTACAAAGGGCCAACGGTCAATAAGCGTTATCGGCTTGTACAGCCAGATATTCGCGTTGATGGCTCTCCTATCCAGATAGGGGTGAGAGCTACGACTGAGTACGGACTCGGGGAGTCATCAAGAGGGCTTTCGCAGTATCTATATACGGCCCCCGGCTCGCTCTGGGACGTTTCAGACTGGAATGAATTTGCGTGGGGTTCTGCCTACTCGAATGACGCCAAGGTCAGGGTTTCTGTCACCGGCTCCAATATGGGCGTGTACATATCCACAGATGGTTCGGAGAACGCAGTGCATACGTTGCATGGCGTAACGCTTCACTATTCACCAAGGAGGCTGATTAGGTGAGTAATAATTATGTTCCAAACGCGACAGACTTGCTCGCAGGAGAGCTCGCCAGAGCATCCGATATCAACCTACGCTACAGCTATGTGGTATCGGGCTTTGATAAGCTACCTACCCCGTTGTCTAACGGACAGGGCTTTTCTGCGCCTGTGCCGGTAGGCGCGCCAACAGCCGACACTCATGCGGCTACAAAGCTCTACGCTGATACTACGGTGGTAGCGGCGGCGGAGGTGGCAGCTTTAGCTCATATTCAGCCCAGTGTTACTGCGGCGGCAGCATCAGCTACTGCGGCGGCTACCAGCGAAACCAATGCTGGCGCTTCCGAGACTAGCGCCGGCACAAGTGCTACCAGCGCCACATCGAGCAAAAATGCTGCTGCGACATCTGCTACTCAGTCGGCGTCTAGCGCAACTGGGTCAGCAACAAGTGCGACAGCGGCTGGTGTTAGCGCAACAAATGCCGCCTCGAGCGCCACAGCTGCGGCAGGCAGTGCTACTGCTGCGGCAGGCAGTGCAACTAGCGCCGGGGATGATGCTACTCTTGGCGAGGCTTCTCGCGTGGCGGCGGTGGCGGCAAAAACCGCAGCTGAGACAGCAGAAACAAATGCTGAAACGGCTGAAACAAATGCGGCTACATCTGCAAACTCTTCGGCTACTAGCGCCACAGCCGCAAATACCAGCAAGATAGCGGCAGCGCAAAGCGCCACTGACGCTAACACGTCCAAGGTAGCGGCTGAAACAGCTAAAACTGCTGCTGAGACAGCTGAAACCAACGCTGAAACAGCTGAAACTAACGCGGGGTCTAGCGCAACAAACTCGGCAAACTCTGCGTCCGCCGCTGCAACTAGCGCAACTAATTCAGCAACCTCTGCCACAGCATCGGCAAACTCAGCTACCGCGTCGGCCACCAGCGCAACCAGCTCGGCCAACAGTGCGACGACGGCAGGCACTAGCGCGACTAATGCGGCTAATTCTGCCACCGCTTCCGCAGGCTCAGCCGCTTCTGCTGCTGCATCTTACGACTCCTTCGATGACAGATATTTAGGCCCAAAATCGTCAAATCCAACTGCTGATAATGATGGCGGTACGTTGCTGACGGGTGCTTTATTTTTCGATACCTCAAGCGACGAAATGAAAGTATATGGCAACTCTGCTTGGCAGCAGGTCGCAACAACCACAACCGTTTTCATCAGGGCTACCGATGGTGGCTTTGCCTCGAGTGTTTATACGGCACCACAATCAATAAATGGAGGTACAGCCAGTGGCTGATATTATTCAAATCCGCAGAGATACTGCTTCTAACTGGACTACAGCCAACCCGACGCTAGCGCAAGGCGAGTTAGGCATTGAAACTGACACGCTGAAGGTCAAGGCCGGAACCGGCTCTGCTAACTGGTCTTCGCTCGGTTACTTAATAAACACTAACAGTTACGCTGAATACTCAGATTCGACTGCTAATTTTACAGGCACCCTTCAAAACGGTGGCTCTAATGTTGTTGTTGATACTGACATTGGCTCTACCGTTCAAGCGTTTGATAGCAACACCGCGCTTTACGATGCTGTGACCTCAAACTTTACAGGCGCGTTGCAAAAGTCAGGATCACCCGTTGTTACTCAAGCGTTCACTGGGGACGTGGCTATCACCGGGGGTCTGAGCGTAACAGCTACTACGTCTATTGCCCCCGTTATTGAAAAAGTCACTGTGCAAACCAGCACAACAGGCACGATTAACTTTGATTTTTTGACGCAGGCGGTTCAGCTATACACGGCAAATCAGACGGCAAACAGAACGATCAACTTTCGTGGCAATGGATCAACCACACTTAACAACAGCATGGCGATAGGACAAAGCATGACGGCAGCTGTGCTGATGACGCAAGGAAGCTCTGCTTACTACCTAAATACCTATCAAGTAGATGGTTCTGCTGCAACCATCATTAAGTGGTCAGGCGGTGCGCCAACGGGAGGAAACGCCTCTGCTATAGACGTGTATTCGTTTACTGTCATTAAAACAGCAAACGCTGCATTTACTGTTTTAGCTTCTCTGACAGGATACGAATAATGCCAATCTTATCAACGGCAGGCGCAGCATCAGCTCAAGGCTTTGGATTTTCAAAAAGTAGCTCGGGGGGCGAAATATTGATGGGCCTCATCCTAATGGGCGGTGGCGGCGCTGGCGGTGGCGCTAATTACCACTCAGGTGGTGGAGGCGCTGGGCAGATTAAAATGTTCTCTCCCAATGCTCATTATGCTCAGGCCGGAGCGTCCTATGTTGTGACTATTGGCGCGGGAGGAGCATGCTCCAGCAGTAGCGCAGACGGGAGCTTTGGCAACACTACTAGTATTGCAGGCATATTAAGCGAAAGCGCCAGTATCTTGTTGTTAGCCCAGCGGACTATATCTGCGATTGGTGGCGGTGGCGGCAGCAACTATTCAGCTGGCTCTGGACACGCGGCAAGCGGCGGTGGTTGCGGAGGAGGCGGGCACGGCTACGATTCAGGCGGAGCTATCGGCTCTTATGGAGGAAATGCTTCCGGCGGCAGTTATTCAGATTTTTACGGTTCGACATATTCTCACGGTGCAGGCGGTAGAGGCTCTTTTAACGCCGGCCCGCACTACGGCCCTGGAGGTGGCGGAGGAATAACCGCAGCCGGGGGTACTGGAAGTGGCTCTATCGCTGGACACGGAGGCAATGGGCTTAATGTTTATGACACAACTCAAACCACTGCAATGGGGGGCGGTGGCGGCGGGGCGGCTTATAACAGCACTAATGCCAACGGCAATGGAGGGTATGGCGGAGGATATGCCGGCACCTCTGCATCTCGCTTTGGCGGCACAAACACGGGGGGCGGGGGCGGCGCAGCCACATCACATACCGGCGTAGTCGGCGGGAGTGGGGGCTCTGGAGTTGTAAAAGTAATTTTCCCCTCTGGCGATCCGACTACCTCATTATCTGGATCGTATACAAGAACAACAAGTGGAACGAAAGTCGTATACACCTTTACCGGTAGCGGAGGGTTCTCACTCTAATGGCTCATTTTTGCGAAGTGGATGAAAACAATATTGTTCTTCGTGTTATTGCTGTCGGCAATGACGATGTAAAAAACGAAAACGGAGAAGAGGAGGAGGCCGTGGGTCAGGCTTTTTGCGCCTCTCTTTTAGGAGGATCGTGGATTCAAACCTCATATAACAACAGCTTTAGAAAAAGAATGGCTGTAGTTGGCGGTAGGTATGACGAAGAGATAGATATGTTTATAGGGCTGCCGCCTTTTGAAAGTTGGACATTAAACAAGACAACAGGTGACTGGGAGGCTCCAGTCGCTCGTCCTTCTGACGATAAGCACTATTACTGGAATGAAGAAAGCTTAATCTGGGTTGAGCTTCCAGACCTTTCCAGCAATTCCGAAAATTCAGACAACTCTATTTAGCACCCCTCTGTTGTTAGGGGGAAGTACTTACTCGTCTGCAAAATCAAAACGAGCTTAAAAATGAATTTATTTGTGAACTCCAAAATTAACAGGGGCACTCGATGGCCGTAACCGGAATGACTCAGATGGGCAGCGCCCAGACCGAGATAGCAAAAATGTACCAGCAATATCTCGGCAGAGCGCCAGATCAAGGCGGCTTGGACTACTACACGAATCTTGCATCTAACGGAAGCAGCCTAGATAGAATTCGCCAGTCTATCGCCGGATCTCCAGAAGCGCAGGCATATACCCCGCCGGCCCAGTCTTCAGCCGTGCAGTCAGGTCTGCTAAATTCTGCCCGGAGCTTCGTACCTAACCCCACGGTGCCGAATGCGAACTCAGGCCCGGTACTAGACAGCACCAGCATGGCAAACCCTAACTTTGCGGCGGCTCAGCAAGGCGACACAGTAGGCGGGATCGGCAACACGACCGGCATGGGTGAGGACATCAATTGGGGTGCGGCATCAACGCAAACCTTATCGGCTGGTGACATCTTTGAAACTCCCGCGGGTAACTATCAGGCGGTTGATAATGGGTACGGCCAGATTGGGCTTGTGCCGCTAGAAGGTGCAATAAACACGGCAAGTGATATTCAATACAACGTGTCTCACGGCGATCACCATTATGGCGTCAACCCCAACACTGGGGAGGCTTGGTATCAAGGAGCTCAAGGAGTTACCCCGGGCCTCTATCAAACATACGCTGACATTGAGATTCAAGCCGCGCCACAGGCAGCAGCGTCCGCTGCTCCCACACCTTCACCCGCCGCCTCCGGCCCAGATCGTGTAACGGCATCTAACGCAATTAATGCGCTGTACCAAAAGTATCTGGGCAGGGATGCTGAGCCAGCAGGGTTGAACTACTGGCTGACCGACGTCATGAAGGGCGGCTCTACGCTTGCTGATGTTGAATATAACATCACGCAAAGTGCGGAGTACAAAAGCCTATCGACGCCCACTCCGATAACCGACCCAGAGCCAGCAGACGACCGCCCGCCGCCCGTACCTGCGAGCCAGTCAACAGCAGCGCCGAACAGCCCAGCCACAGCAGCTCAGCCTACTCCGTCTGCTACGTCCGAATACAATCAGGGGGAAGCTACGCAATTAGTGGCGGGGTTATACCAGTCAATACTTGGTCGAGCGCCCGAACAAGCCGGCCTTGATTACTGGGTAAACAGTTTGGTAGCAGACGGCGCTACGCTCGAAGATGTTAGATATAACATGTTTATATCTGAAGAGTTTTTGGGAAGAGCAACCACTGAGATTGACAAGTATTTCAATGAGCTCACTGGCAGACCAGGTGACCCGGCTCAAGTTGAGTCTTATGTTTCCGAAGCCCGATATCAATCTAAAACACTGGGTCAAATTCGCGATGAGATATCTCAATCTGATGCTGCGCTGGAGTTTAGTGCAAACGGTTTCACTTTAGAGGAGGCGAAGAATTACGTTACAGCCCTATTCCAGTCAGTGCTTGGCCGCGCTCCTCGTGAAGCCGGCCTTAATTTCTGGGCCGAGTCGCTTTCAAGTGGTGGCGCGGTGGCAGACTTTCGTTGGAATATCTTTAATTCACAAGAATTTGAAGGCAGGGCGAGAAACGAGATTACCGGATACTTTACTGAGCTAACAGGGCAAGCTGGAAGCGCATCTCAAATTGGCTCTTACATTGGCGAGGCTCAGCTAGAAGCCAAGACGTTAGACCAAATTCGTCAAGAAATATACAACTCTGCTGCGGCGGTGAACTTTAGAGCACAGCAAGGGTCAGGCAGTACCGGCACAGGCTCTCAAGGCAGCGTTCGGTCTGCTGTAGACAACACTCAGACGTATAATGCTCAGCAAGCGGCGGCTTCCGCAGACGCTGGCGCAGAAGACGCAGTGGTAGTTGCAAGGGAGGTCTCGCCGGATGAGCTGGTAGAGAACCGAATCAATAATCTTCTGGATGGTAACAACCCCTACATTGAGCGCGCTCGAACCTCTGGGTTGCAGTTTGCAAATCAAAGAGGCTTATTAAACTCGTCTATAGCAGCGCAAGCCTCTGAGGAGGCGGCTATTGCTAGGGCTGGCGAGATAGCCTCTCAAGATGCGGCAACCTATGCAAATGCAGCCGCACAAAACCAACAAGCGTACAACGCAGCGGGCCTACAGGACGCTCAGCTTGGCACCAACGTTAGCATGTTTAATGTTGGTGAAGACAACACGACCAACAGGTTTAACACTCAGGCTTCAAATGATGCTAGACAGTTTAATGCCGCTTCAGCAAATCAAGCGATACAGAACTTCTTGCAGAGAGAGCAGGTTAGATTGTTGCAGGACGACCAGCAGGCGTTTACTGCTGAGCAGAATGAAGCTGATCGTGTATTGCGTGAGACCTTGCAAAATGCTCAGTTTGATTTTACGAGTAGTGAGAACTCTTTAGATCGTAACTTGCAAACCGCTCTACAGGAGAACCAGTTTGCCTTTACCGGCACTCAGGCTGAACTTGATAGAGAACAGCAGACCGCCCTGCAAGATGACCAGCAAGCGTTCCAGACAGCAATGCAAGATGACCAGCAATTTTTTATTACTAGCGAAAATCAGCTTGATCGAGAACAGCAGACCGCTATGCAAAATGACCAGCAAATGTTTATCGCTGGTGAAAACATCCTCGATCGAGCGCAGTCGTCGCTACTGGCTGATAAGGAGATTGCGTTTCGTACATGGTCGCAAAACAGCCAGCAAGAATGGCAAACAGCTCAGAACGCACTGCAACTTGAGTTTCAGTATTACAACTCAAACGCACAAACTGCCACCAGCATTATGTACTCCACTATGGAGGGGATCGCCCAGATTTACGCAGATCCCAATCTGACGGCCTCGCAAAAACAAAACGCAATTACGAACCTGCTCAACTCTGCTAATGAAATGCCGAAGCTGCTTAGCACCATACAAGCCAACGTGACGCAAACTCAGCAGACGAACGCGGCAACCAACTACGATGACAATGGTGTTTGGACTGGAGAGGGATACCCTAACTGGGCTGTTCCGCCCGCCAATGGCACAACGGTTACGCCGGGCGACTTCCCAATTGTAAATCCCAACACTGGACAGACCTATATCGCGCCGAATAAT